TGGGTCATCTTATTGGGGATGGCAAATCACTGCCTGAATCTTGGAACAAAACCTTTACAAGTGAGGAAGTAGATGCGCTCCTTATACGGGATCTCAATAGATTTGAACGTGGAGTATCTAAGATGCTACCTAACGTGCCTCTTAGACAATGCGAGTTTGATAGCTTGGTATCTTTTGCCTTTAATGTTGGTTTGGGTACATTTCAGAGATCAACACTCCGTCAAGCGCTTCTGCGTGGCAATAAGACGCAAGCTATGGAATCGTTGGTGAAATACTGCCGTGCTGGTGGTAAAATAGTCAAAGGCCTACAAACACGTAGATTAGACGAAAAAGCTGTATTTGAAAGCAAATAATGGCATTACAAAAATTAACATATAGACCTGGACTAAACCGTGAAGGAACTAACTACTCTAATGAGGGTGGTTTCTATGACGGAGATAAAATTCGCTTTAGATCTGGTAATACAGAAAAGATTGGTGGATGGGTTCAGGCTAGTACAAACCAATTCTTAGGCCATGCACGTTCATTGTGGTCATGGACTGCTATTGACGGATTATCAAGTTTTATTGGTTTAGGAACTGAACTTAAATATTACATATTTTATGGTGGCGCATATTACGATATTACACCTATTATAGAAACTAACGGTACAGCGTTAGCACCCCCTCATGCTTTAGCAGCAAGCCCAATATCAACTGTATCTGGTACTAAAGTAGTTACTATTACTGATGGTAACTATAATCCATCTGTAGGGGATTATGTCATTATTGCGTCTAGCACAAATGTAGGTGGTTTGTCTATTAATGGTGAATATGTTGTTAAAACAGCACCAACCTCTACTACATTTACAATTGAATCTGCAACCAATGCAAGCTCTACCGCTTCTGGTGGTGGAGTAGTTACTGTTAAATACGAATATCCTATTGGCCTTGATGTAGAAACAGTAGGTACTGGTTGGGGCGCTGGTCTATGGGGTGGTGGCACAGGATCTAATACATTTACTCTTACCAATCCATTTGCAACTACAAATACAAGCTCAACCATTACCGTCACTCAAACAGCACATGGCTTAACTACAGGACAGTGGATTGCATTTACTTCTGTAGGATCTAATGTATCTGGTATATCTAAATATATATTACAACAAGCATTCACAGTTACTGTTTTAACAGCTAACACTTACACTATCTCAACAATCTTTGCTTCTCAAACTTATACAGCAAATGCTACAGCATCAAGCCTAGGTGGTACTGTTGTAGTAAGCGTTCCTGTAGCTCCAACACGTGGATGGGGAACTGGTTATACTTCAGGTATTGCAGAACAATTAAGATTGTGGTCTCAAGATAACTACGGTTCAGACCTTGTATTTGCACCAAGAGGTGGCACAATATTTTATTGGCAATATGTTAATGGTGTTTCAACACGTGGAAAATTACTTGCTGACTTAGCTGACTTAGCTGGTTACGATGGTGATTACGTTCCTACAAGCACTAATCAAGTTATTACATCATCTACACAACAATTTGTTGTAACTTTAGGCGCTAATGGATATACACCAGGCTCACCTAATACCCCATTTAATCCAATGTTAGTTAGGTGGTCTGATCAATCTAATGCATATGACTGGATACCAGCATCTACAAATCAATCAGGTGAGTTTGTATTGTCTAATGGATCTTATATTGTATCAGGAAGAGCAACCCGTCAAGAAATTTTAATATGGACTAACTCTTGTCTATATTCAATGCAATATGTAGGCTATCCATACGTATATAGCTTTCAGATTTTAATGGACAATATATCTATTATGGCTCCTAATGCATCTGTAACAGTTAATAACGTTACATATTGGATGGGTAAAGATAAGTTCTACATGTACACTGGTGTGGTTCAAACTCTACCATGTTCACTACGTCAATACATATTTAATAACATTAACACCGACCAAAACTTCCAAGTATTTGCTGGGTCAAATGAAGGCTATAACGAAGTATGGTGGTTTTATGTAAGTAAAGATAGTGCAGGAACTACAGTTGATAAATATGTTATCTATAATTATTTAGACAAGGTATGGTCTTATGGCACTATGTCTAGAACAGCTTGGTTACAATACGGCATTCAACCCAATCCTCTTGCAGCTGATTATAACAACAGACTACTGTATCATGAAGTTGGTACAGATGATGTCTCCACAGCAAGCCCTCAGCCTATTGAAGCTTACGTCCAATCTTCTGACTTTGGTATTGACGCTGGTGATCACTTAGGTTTTGTATGGCGTATGTTGCCAGATATAAACTTTAACGGATCAAACATTAATAACCCTTCAGTCACTATGACATTGTATGGTAGAGAAAACTCTGGATCTTCTTATACACCATCAGACATTGATACAGTTACCAGTCAAGATAACTATACTTCTCAGGGCGTATATACCATTCAGAAATTTGATGGTCAAGTTTATACAAGGCTTAGAGCTCGTCAAATGGCATTCAATATTAAATCAACAGGACTTGGTGTAGCATGGCAATTGGGCATACCCAGAATTGACGTTAAACCAGCAGGGAGAAGATAATGGCTATTACTAATACATTAAGACAGACAATTGCACCTAACTTACCTGTGGCAAATCTTGAATATAGCAATATATATCTTGATCAATACTCAAACGTACTACGTTTATACTTCAATCAGATAGATAATTTTACTAGAAGCGTATTAATTCCAGGATCTGGAACTACGGCACAAAGGCCTACAGAAAACCTAAATTTAGGACAGTTCTATTTTGATACAACCCTTGGTAGACCTATATGGTACAACGGTACCGTGTGGGTAAATTCTAGTGGCACTCCCGTCTAAAAACATATAAAATGTCAATATTAATCTAATGGTAAACTTATGAGCCTTACACACATAGCCAAACATCTAGAAACCCAAGGTCGTGGATCAGATAAACATCTAGTCCATATGACTTCTGGCGAACTTCAAGCCCTACAAAGACTAGCTGTATCTAGAGGTGGATCATTAACTATCAATCCTAAAACAGGTCTTCCAGAAGCTGGCTTCCTAAGTTCTATTATCCCTGCTGTAGCTGGTATTGCTACCGCTGCTTTTGCTCCAGAATTGTTACCTTTAGTTGCAGGTGGTATTGGTCTAGCTGACTATGCCATGACTGGCAGTTTAATGGGTGGTATTATGGCTGGACTTGGCACATGGGGTGCTGGTGGTTTAGGTGAAAGCATTATCAATGCTGCTACAACTACTCCAGCATTAGGTGGAGATATTGCAGCTCAAGTTGCTAAATCAACTATTACTCCAGCTACACAAGCCGCCACATCATTAGCTACAGAAACTATGCCAGCATTAGGTGCTCAAAGTATTTTAGGCGCTGGTGCAGCTCCAATTACAGCTGGTGCTGATGTAGCGCTTGCATCACCAATGCTTACACAAGGAGCCCAACAAGTTGCAGCTAATACAGCAAATATTGCAGCTCAAGCTCCTACTGGTTTTGATAGATTAGCATCTGGTTTTAGTAATATTACTTCTTCACCTTCTGCAGCATGGGAGTTTACTAAAGCTCACCCATGGCAAGTAGGTGGCGTATTAGCTCCTATTGGATTAGCAGCAGCAAAAGATTTAATGACACCATCAGCTCTTCCTGTAGTAGAACAAAAGAAGAACCCATTTAATCTCAAATACAATTCGCCAGATTTCAAAGGCTCATTCCCAGCTGTTCCTACACCACCATATGAAGCTAAATACCCTAACTATGTAACTAATCCATACAATCCATACGCAGCAGCTGCAGGTGGTTTGATGGGTGTAGAGCATATGGCAGCGGGTGGTAGAAAGCTTATTGAAGAGCCAAAAGGTGATCCAGGTATCTATGTAGATCCAGATGAAGACACAAGACATCTTGGTGCATTCCATGCAGCATTATTAGCACATCAAAAACGTGCTAAGGCAGCAGGACTTCCAAGCACATATAAAACAATGCCAGCATTAGGCAAATTAGGCACTATGTCATTAGATCCAGCAATGATGGCACAACAACAAATTGCACAAGAAGCAACATCATCAGCTAAAGAAGGTGGCCTCCAAAATTTAGGCGGATATTCTGATGGCGGTCATTTATTAAAAGGCCCAGGTGATGGCGTATCTGATTCTATTCCAGCCTCTATTGGACATAAACGTCCAGCTAGATTAGCTGAAGGTGAATTTGTAATACCAGCAAGAATTGTATCTGAATTAGGCAATGGATCTACAGATGCTGGCGCTAAACGTTTATATGCCATGATGGATCGTATTAAAGCTAAACGTGCTAAAACAAAAAATATAGCAGCAGATACTAAAACTTACAACTTGTTACCAGCATAGGACAACCATGGGCGGATCATCATCAGCACCAGTAACACCTACTAGCACTCCAGTAGATCAAAATAAACCCACTACTTTTTTTGGTCAGATGTTTGGTCCTATGATTCAACAGGCTATGGCTAATCAACAACCGCAATCATCAACGCAGAATC